CAAGCCCTTCGGGATGTGCCGCAGCAGGCTGGGTTCCCCGACAACATTCAGTGGCCTTCCAAGCCGGAGTAAATCATGCCAGTAACCATCGTAGGCAATAACACGCCCACCGCCGGTGGCGTCGTCTATGGCGACGGAACCAACTACGTCTCCACCTCCGCAGGTACTTCGGGGCAGGTGCTGCTCAGTAATGGGTCGAGCGCCCCGTCGTTTGGTGCAGTTGGCGTTGCGGGTGGCGGCACAGGCGCCTCTTCGCTGACGGCCAACAACGTCCTGCTTGGCAACGGCACCTCAGCGATTCAGACGGTTGCGCCGGGTACCAACGGCAACGTACTGACTTCAAATGGCACGACTTGGGTTAGTCAGGCCGTAAGTGCGGGAGCGTTAACTTTTATTACATCGTCAACAGTTGCGGGCAGTCCTCAATTTTTGGATGTTACTTGGAGCGGCACAACTTACGATGACTATTTAATTCTATTTGAGAACTTTACTGGTTTAAATACTCACAGATTTGCGTTCAGAGTGTATAACGCATCAAGTTCGCTCGTTACATCTTTTGATTACAACGGGGCCGGGGTAAAATCGGAAGGCAGTGGTGCTTCTGGTATAACACAGTCTTCAAACGATTATATAGAGCCGTTTGCAAACAATAATTCTGCGACCGCCGCTGCAATATTTTTTGGCGCCATGTGGGTTTTGAACGCAAACACTTCGACCGCGTATAGGGCAAGTGTGCATTATACCTTTACTTCGAGGGCGACTTCCGGCAGCGGCATAAATGGTGGGGGTACTGGTGGATTTGGTATAAATTTATCTACTGGAATTCGAGGTATACGTATATTTGATGCTGTTGGCAACGGCCTTAACAGCGGAACAATGCGGCTTTATGGAGTCCAAAAATCATGAGCACTTACTTTGGAATAGTTAATGGTGTTGTTAGAGAGGCGACACCTGAAGAAGTTGCCCAGATTGAAGCGGATCGGATGGCGGAAAAAGCACGCGCCCCTGTACGAGCGCGTCAACAGCGAAATACGTTACTTGCTGAAACTGATTGGACCCAAACCGTCGATGTCCCGCAGGCAACCAAAGACAAATGGGCGCCCTACCGTCAAGCTCTGCGCGATGTCCCCCAACAAGCGGGCTTCCCCGACAACATCCAGTGGCCTTCCAAGCCGGAGTAACCCATGACCACCTTCATCAATGCAGACACCATCGTAGGCGGTGCGGTTGTCACCGCTGATGCTTCTGGCGAACTGGCGCTCCAGTCTGCGGGCACGACGGGTCTGACGGTTGCCTCGGGCAACGTCACAGTTGCCAACAAGATGACGGTGGTGGGCACGTCCAGCACGGCAGGTCTGAAGATTGCCGATGTGCTGGAGACTGCTACGGTATCTGCGACGGCAGCAACGGGCACGATTGCCTACGACATGACTACCCAGGTGGTGTTGTTCTATACATCCAACGCCTCTGCAAACTGGACGGTCAACTTCCGTGGGTCGAGCGGCACGAGCCTGAACACGTTGCTGGCAACCGGCGAATCTGTAACGGCAGCGTTCTTGGTGACCCAAGGATCGACTGCGTACTTCAACAGCGCGGTGCAGGTGGACGGCACAACTTCTGGTGTGACGACGCGTTGGCAAGGCGGAACCGCCCCAGCAGCGGGCAACGCCAGTGGCGTGGATGCATACACGTACACAATTATCAAGACCGCAAACGCCACGTTCAGCGTCTTCGCTGCTCAGACCCGTTTCGCATAAGGAGCGACCATGCCGTTGGTAGCCACACGAGGTGCCGCATCTGCCCAAGGGTTTGGCGAGTTCGCCCAACAGACCGCTCCGGTCTACATCGAAGACGTGTTCTCGACGTATCTATATACAGGCAACAACACTGGAGCTAATCAGGCGCAAACCATTACCAATGGAATGGATTTGGCCGGTAAGGGCGGGTTGGTTTGGCTTAAAAAACGTAGTGGTATAGACGGCAGTAGTGATAACGCATTGCAGTCAAGCACGGGGGGTAACCCTCTTTTAATTAGCAACGCAACCAATCCAGGCCAATCTGGGCCAATTTATAGTTTCAACGCCTCCGGTTTTACACTTTGGCTTGGAAGCTCTCAAAGCTGGAATTGGAACGCCATCCCTTATACTTCTTGGACATTTCGGAAACAGTCCAAATTTTTTGATGTCGTCAATTACACCGGCGATGGCTCAACAAATAGAAGTATTTCTCACAGCCTAAACAGCACGCCCGGCTGCATTATCATTAAATCGCTTAGCAACGATAGCGTCTGGGTTGTATGGCATAGGGGTAATACCACCTATGGTACAAGCCCATGGTTTAACTTTAAGCTAAACACTGCGGATAAAGGTAACGAATCACTTGGTATTGAGACTACGCCTACTAGTTCAGTATTCTACGTTTCTGCGGACCCTCCTTTTAATTCAAAGCAGACAAACATTAGCGGGCAGAATTATGTTGCGTATCTTTTCGCCCATAATGCAGGTGGTTTTGGTCTGACCGGCACGGACAATGTTATTACGTGTAGCTCCGTTACAAATTCTGGTGGCTCTCAATACATCGACGTTAATCTGGGGTATGAGCCTCAATGGTTGTTAGTTAAGAACGCCGATGGTACAAGCACTGCGTATTGGCAGATTGTTGACAATATGCGGGGTTTGACAAATAACCCCGTAGCGACGGCGGTTTGCCGCACATTATCGCCAAACACAAATGGGGATGAATTTAACCCCGGTAACCTCCAAATTACCGCAACGGGATTTAGATTTTATGGGACTTCTTATGGATTGGGCGATAACCTAATTTACATCGCCATCCGTCGCGGCCCGATGAAAACTCCGACGACGGGGACGAGTGTGTTTGTGCCAATTGCGCGAACGGGAACTGGAACTGTTGGCGCTGAAACTTCCGTCGGTTTTGCATCGGATTGGATGCTAAATAAAGTAAGACCATCACCGGGTAATAGTTGGCCTGCGATTGATAGGTTGCGGGGTAATCCGTTGGTTTTAATACCCAACAACACAAACGCTGAATTAAATTTGACAAGTTTTGGGAACCCTGCAACCAATGGATTTACTGGACCAAGCCAAAACAGTTACTACTGGCCCGCAGACGGCGGTAACTACAACGGAGCCACAACTTACGCTTCTTATTTCTTCCGCCGCGCCGCCGGTTTCTTTGATATCGTATGTTACAGCGGGATAGGCTCTGCGACCACTTTCAATCACAATCTAGGTGTTGTGCCTGAGATGATGATTGTGAAACGCAGGAGTAGTTCTGGCTCTGATTGGTGGGTATATAACGCAAATTTAGGCAACACAAGGTCATTGAGATTCACAAATGAATCAGCGTTCACTTTGCTGAATATTTGGAATAATACTTCCCCAACATCTTCTGTCTTTACTATCGGAGCAGACAGCGCCGTTAATGGCAGTGGTTCCACTTACGTCAATTACCTCTTTGCCTCCTGCCCCGGCGTCAGCAAGGTGGGGAGTTATACCGGCACAGGTGCGTTGCAGACCATCAACTGCGGCTTCACGGGCGGGGCGAGGTTCGTGCTCATCAAGCGCACGGACAGCACAGGCGATTGGTTTGTGTACGACTCTGCTCGGGGCATAAGCAGCGGTGACGATCCCTATTTACTGTTAAACACTACGGATGCGGAAGTCACGGGTACCAACTACGTTGCCACCACCAGTGTGGGATTCCAAGTTACTGCCGCAGCCCCGGCGGAGTTAAACGCAGCGGGCGGCACCTACATCTTCCTTGCCATCGCATAAGGAGCAATCATGGAAATCAGAATCAGGGCCACTGGCCAAGTGATGTTGGAGGATGAACTCCGGCGTTGGGCGCGGGACAACGGTGGCCCGTCATGGGATCGCACCACGGACGAGGTGCTAGAGGCGCTTGGCGCTGATGTGGTCTTTGAAGGCCCACAAGCGACCGGAGGTACGGTCTATCAGTTCTCCATGCGTCAAGGCGTGGAGCAGGTGGATGGCAAGTGGTACACCAAACACGTTCTTGGCCCGATCTTCACGGACACAGCCGAAGCCACCGCTGCCGAGCAGGAAGCCGCCTACAAGGCTC